CGGGGCTGGCGGCAAGGGTTTTAGTTTTGAATTTGTTTTTAACCCACTAACAACATACTTATTTCGTTTAACAAATGTAAATAGTAGTTCTCAGATGGCCGAGATGAGAATTGATTGGTACGAATAATGGTACAGAAAAAATATCAAAATCCAGAAGGTGGACTAAATGAAGCAGGCCGCAAATACTTCAAAAACAAAGAAGGCAGCAATCTCAAAGCCCCGGTTAAGTCTGGAACGAACCCGAGGCGTGTTAGCTTTGCTGCGCGATTTGGCGGCATGGCTGGGCCTCTCACAGACGAAAAAGGTAGACCCACCCGTCTCAAGCTCTCCCTCAAAGCGTGGGGTTTCGGCAGCAAAGAAGCGGCCCGTAATTTTGCGCAAAGGCACAAAAAGGACTAAATAATGGCTGAGATGATGAGACTATCGGCAGAAGATGTGCTCAAGCGGCACGATATGGCGTTACGCAAGAAGGATGATTTCCGCGACCTTTATGAGGATGCCTACGAGTTTGCGCTCCCACAGCGTAACCTATATGACGGGTACTACGAAGGCAAGGTTGGCGGCGCAAAGAAAATGAATCGGGTGTTTGATTCCACAGCGATCAACTCCACCCAGCGATTTGCTAACCGCCTACAATCAGGAATCTTCCCTCCGCAGCGCAAGTGGGCAAGGCTTGAGCCAGGCGCAGACATTCCAGATGATCGCAGGGGCGAGGCGCAAGCTGCGCTCGATATCTACACCGAGAAATTATTTGCAACGCTCAAGCAGTCAAACTTTGACATTGCTATGGGCGAGTTCTTGCTAGACCTCTCTATTGGCACCGCGGTAATGATGGTGCAGCCTGGAGATGACGTTAACCCTCTAAACTTTGTTCCGGTGCCGCAGTACCTAGTGGCATTTGAGGAAGGCGCAAACGGCCAGGTGGACAATGTCTACCGCCGTATGCGGATCAAGGGTGAATCAATCCAGCGTCAATGGAAAGATGCCAAGATCGATGGCCAACTAAAACTCAAGATTGAGGCAAAGCCAACGGAAGACTTTGAGTTCGTAGAAGCCACGGTTTTTGATAACCTGCGCGGTGACTACTGCTACCACGTTATCCAAAAAGACACCAAGCAAGAGATTGTTTACCGCAGGCTAAAGACTAGTCCGTGGGTGGTGAGCCGGTACATGAAGGTGGCTGGCGAGATCTATGGACGAGGCCCGGTAATAACCGCGATGCCAGATATCAAGACCTTAAATAAGGTCAAAGAACTGGTGCTCAAAAACGCATCTCTATCAATTGCTGGTGTCTACACCGCAGCTGATGACGGCGTACTCAACCCGGCAACGATCAAGATTGTCCCTGGTGCCATTATTCCCGTGGCGCGTAACGGTGGGCCACAAGGTGAATCGCTCAAGGCCCTGCCGCGAGCTGGTGACTTCAACCTGTCGCAGCTGGTGATTAATGACCTGGTGCAAAACATCAAGCGCATCTTGCTAGACGAATCGCTGCCACCGGACAATATGTCGGCTAGGTCAGCTACCGAGGTAGTCGAGCGGATGAAGGAGCTCTCGCAGAACCTGGGCTCTGCCTTTGGCCGGTTGATCAACGAGACCCTGATTCCCGTGGTTACCAAGATTCTTGAGGTTATGGATCAGCGCGGGATTATCACAATGCCCCTGCGGGTCAATGGCCTGGAGATCAAGGTCTCAGCTGTAGCTCCGCTGGCGATGGCCCAGAACATGGAAGATGTTAGCAATATTCTCCAGTACGCTCAGATCGCGGCCCAGGCTGGCCCAGAGGGTCAGATGGCAATCAAGGTTGGGGATATGCTCGACATGGTTGCTGAGAAGTTGGCCATCCCACAGTCGATCCGAATGACAAAGGCCGAGCGCGAGGCGAAGATGGCCGAGGCGCAAGAGATGGCCCAACAGGCAGCCCAAATGGCCCAGGAGAACCCCGAGATGGTTGAGCAACTGGTTGGGGGCATGACCTGATGTCTGGCGGCTGGGAAGACCTAGAGGCCATACCAACAGATATTCGTGGAGCGCAGCAGGCGGTAGAAGATTTAAACAAGCTTTGCCTGCGGGTGCTTGGCTCAGAAGATGGCCAGAAATTGATGGGGTGGCTGCGAGCTGCCTTACTAGAGCAGCCCGTTGCCGTGCCGGGCAGCGATCCCTCATTCGCGTTCTACCGTGAAGGCCAGAACAGCGTAGTGCGAGACTTGGAAGCACGGATCAAAAAGGCAAGGAGCCTGTAAATGGAAACGCAAGTAAACGAGCCCAGCGGCGAAAGCCAAGACGCTGGCCTACTCGATTCGGTATCACTTACCGAAGACCAAGGCCAGCAGGCAAGCCCAAGCAGCACAGACATCGAGCACCGTGAGGAGCAAGATGACGATACACCACTAGAGCGTCCAGATTGGTGGCCAGAGAACTTCTGGAAGAAGGACGATTCCTCACCCGACCTGGAAGGCATAGCTAAGAGCTGGCAAGACCTGCGTAAGCAGATAGCCCAGGGCAAGCATAAACCGCCAGCAGACGGCAAATACGATACCTCTGTATTCGGAGATATCCCAGAGGATGATCCGGTGCGCGGTCATGTTATGGGGTGGGCCAAAGAGTACGGGATATCTCAAGCGGCTCTAGACAAGCTGGTTGGAGATGTTGTGGCCATGAGTGGTGAACAGGCCCAGCAGATATCTCGCACCATCGAAGAAGAGCGTAGAGCTCTTGGCCCTAATGCAGATGCCATCATTAAGGGCATGGGCGATTGGGGGGCCGGCCTGGTTCGCAAGGGAATTCTCAGTAAAGATGATTTTGAGGAATTTAAAATCATGGGCGGCACAGCTGCTGGGGTGCGTGTCTTTATGAAGATACGGGAAACCTACGAAGGGATGAAGATTCCCTTGCAGTCTGCGCCAGTTGAGGGGTCTGCCAGCAAGGATGAGCTCTATGCAATGGTGGCTGATCCAAAGTACAAAACAGACCCGGCATACAGGTCAAAGGTCGAGCGGATGTTTGCATCGACTTTCGGTAACTAATCCTCCTCACTCTCCGCAAGGAGAGGCTTGAACGCCACCGGCTAACCACCGGTGGCTTTTTTTGTTGCATTTTATTTTTAGAACCGTTAGATATTCGGTTAAGGCCAATCGATATCCATCGACCCTTACCGCAGCGGATGCTGACGAGCGGCTAGCGTAACTAGCAAGCAAGAGGCCCAGAACACCGGCTAACCGAAGCGACAAAACCTTTTTAACTTTCTTGGAGATTCCAAATGGCGATTTCATTATCAAACGCCTTTGTAACGCTCTTTGACGCTGAAGTTAAGCAAGCCTACCAGGGCAAAGCAATGCTGGTGGGTGCGGTTCGTCAGCGCCGGGGTGTCGAAGGCTCAACTGTAAAATTCCCTAAAGTCGGCAAGGGCGTAGCCACCGTGCGCGTTCCCCAATCCGATGTTAGCCCATTAAACGTAGCGTTCTCTAACGTCACCTGCACGCTGACTGATTACAATGCCGCTGAGTACAGCGACATCTTCAATCAGGCTAAAGTTAATTTTGACGAGCGTTCCGAGCTTGTCCAGGTGGTTGGTTCCGCTATTGGCCGCCGTCAAGACCAAATCGTTTTGGATGCACTCGCAGGTTCGAGCACAAGCTTAGTAGTGACCGAAGACGAGGGCGGCACCAACACCGGTTTGAACGTGGCTAAACTGCGTGCCGCTAAGAAACTGCTGGATAAAGGCAATGTCCCGATGGACAACCGCCACATGATCATCCACGCAAACTCTTTGGCATCGTTGTTAAGCGAGACCTCTGTAACCAGCGCAGACTTTAATACCGTCCGTGCCCTGGTATCTGGTGAGCTCAACACATTCCTCGGCTTTACTTTCCACACAATCGGTGACCGTACCGAGGGTGGTCTTCCCGTTGCATCGAGCGAGCGCAAGCTGTGGGCTTTCCACCGTGACGCAATCGGCTATGCAGAGGGTATCGCTCCTCGCACGGAAATCAATTACATCCCTGAGAAGACCAGCTTTTTGGTCAACGCAGTATTCTCAGCCGGTGCAATTGCGATTGATGCCGAAGGTATTGTCGAAGTCCAAACCACCGACTCGGTATAAGGAGAACGACAATGGCATTTTCTATTACTGGTTTAAACTCTGTCAGCCCTAATAAGCGCGGCAATGCACCATCGATCTACGCTTATAAGACAACTGATTCAATGGCCACAGTAAACACCGAGGGTTATTTCAACTCTTTGGCAGATACCCTAGAAGTTGGAGATCTGATTTATTGTGTAACCTCAACAGGCACAACCGCTGTTGCTACATTGACGGTAGTTCGCTCCAATTCATCCGGAGTGGTTGACGTAGATAACGGCACAACGCTTGCCGCTACCGACAGCGACTAATCAAAAGGGGGTCACGAGCTCCCGATTGTGATGCCGCAGCCGTATGACGTACAACACAAGGGGTGTGCCATTATTTGTGGCGCAGCCCCTTGTGTCTTTGAAGACCTAGAAAACGCACACAAACTGCGACCAGATGCCACCATTGTTGGTGTCAATAATGCAGCTGCAATGATTCCTGAAATTGAGCATATCTGGACGCAGCACAATAATTACGCCCAAGAATACAAAACTAAAGCTGGCAGGCCAATAAAGGTTCATGCTAGGGCTGGCATCATGGGAAATGATGTGGACTACTGGTGGAACAACATGGTTGGTATAAAAGGATCAAGTGGGATTGTGGCCGCAATTTGGGCCAAGGCTATGGGTTTCGATGAGGTAATTATGGCTGGCATCCCACTAAGTGTTAACAGCACCGATTACCACGCTCAGTACCCAGACAGCAAACCAGACAGGGTATTTGCACCCATCAATAACATTGAGCATTGGCAGAGGTTTTTGTATATACACAAAGAACATGGACGCATGGATGGTGTAACCTCTCTTAGCGGATATACACGCCAAGTGCTAGGAGCCCCATGTTAACCGTTGTCTGCGTTCTCAAGTCTGGCCGCTTTAGCCAATCAGCTAGCAAAGAACCCTATACCCCATCCGACGTGGAAAGATTGATGAATATGGTTGCCAAGAATCTTGGAGACCATAGGTTTGTCTGTTTCTCGGATGTGGATGTACCCTGCGAGCGGATACCGCTCAAGCACGGGTGGCCAGGTTGGTGGTCTAAGATCGAGCTATTCTCTTGGATATTTGATGGCCCGGTGCTTTACTTTGATTTGGATACCGTTATCTGTGGTGACCTGACCGAGCTGGCTGAGTATCCACATAAATTCACGATGCTCAAAGACCTGGGCAGCCGCAATACCCCGGCAAGTGGGATGATGGCCTGGAACGGGAACTATTCGCACATTTACCTGACATTTAGGTCAGACCCATCGTTTTACATGACTATGTACTCTGGCAGCCTGAACCTCGGTGACCAGGCGTTTATTGCCAAGAATCAAAAGCCAGACTGCTTGTGGCAACAGATATTCCCCAATAGAATCTTCTCATACAAATTTCATCTTCTTGGCAAGCCAAAACCAGATGAGGCAAAAGTGGTTTGTTTTCATGGCGAGCCAAAAGGCTCTGGTTCAAGTGGCTGGGTAAGAGATATATGGAGTAATGCAAATGGCAGCAGGTGATTCCGCACTATCGATTTGTTCAGACGCTCTATTGATGTTGGGCGCTAAAGCTATCTCATCGTTTAACGAGGGAACCAGCGCGGCCAACGTATGTGACCGGCTATACCCAGATATTAAAAATCAGACACTTCTGAATTATCCGTGGTCATTTTTATACAAGAAGATTCAGCTATCTAAATTAATCACCACTCCAACCACAGAATATTCCTACGAGTATCAGTTGCCGGGCGATAGGATCGGGCCACCTCGCCAGGTGTTTGTTACCAACGCTGTTGGGGCCAGGCCGATTAAAGGATATCGGATATTCCAAGACAAGCTGTTGACCAACGAGACCGCCATCTATGTTGACTATCCATATGCCGTCCAAGAGTATGAGATGCCGGTTTACTTTGTGCAGCTGCTCAAGTACATGATGGCCTGGCACCTGTCGCTACCAATTACAGACCAAATCGACAAAACTCAATACTGGCAGCAGATTGCTATTGGAGCAGCATCAGAAAATGGCCGCGGTGGATATATGCGAACCGCTACCACTATCGATGGCCAGGGGCAGCCAATCTCTGTGATTGAAGATTACAGCCTAATTGATGTGAGAAATTAATGGCACGTTTTACGTCAATCCAGACCAACTTTTCAACCGGGGAACTTGATCCCCTGTTGCGTGCAAGGGTTGACTTACAGTCTTATTCAAACGCCCTTGAAGAGGCCACCAATGTGGTGGTGCAGCCCCAGGGCGGGATTAGGCGCAGGCCCGGTTCTAAGTACATAATGTCCCTGCCGAACTCAAGCACGCCATCTGCCGCCAATGGCGTGCGCCTGGTTCCGTTTGAATTCTCGACATCCGACAGCTATATGTTGTGCTTTACCGATAGCCGAATGCACGTTTTCAAAAACGGCGTTCAGCAGTTGGCCATTAATGCAGGGGCAAACGATTACCTGGATACCAGCTCATTTGGCCTTACCGGTGCCAGGCTCGCCAATCTAACCTGGACGCAGTCAGCCGATACCCTGATTGTTTGCCACCAAGATATCAACCCGGTAAAGATTGTCCGAGGTGCCAACGATTCTGCATGGACTGCCAGCACGCTTTCTTTTGACAGTATTCCTAAATATGCTTTTACGTTATCGGTATCTAATCCATCTGGAACATTGACACCGTCTGCTGTAAGCGGCAAGGTTACACTAACGGCATCCACGGGCACGCCATTTAGTGCAGGCTCGGTTGGCCAATACATCAACGCTAGCCCACAGGGCCGGGCCAAGATAGTCAAATACACAAGTGCAACGGTAGTTGACGCAATAGTTGAGTTTCCGTTTTTTAACACATCTGCCATTGCAAACGGCTCATGGGAATATGAATCTGGTTATGAGGCTGTGTGGTCTGTTACTAAAGGTTGGCCAAGAGCGGTCACGTTCCATGAGGGAAGGCTTTACTTTGCTGGCTCTAAGTCGCGGCCATCAACCGTATGGGGTTCCAAGGTTGGGCTGTTTTTTGACTTTGAGGCAACCGAAGGATTGGACGATGATGCGCTAGAGGCTACACTCGACACAAACACCTTTAACGCAATTGTCGATGTTACTTCTGGCCGAGACCTGCAAATCTTTACAACAGGCGGGGAATTCTATTGCCCACAAGAAGGCTTAGAGCCAATCACGCCAACCAACTTTTTTATGAAGGCGGTTACCAGAAACGGAGCCAAAGAAGGTGTTCGCGTTCAGCAGCTAGAATCGGGCACATTATTTTTGCAACGCCAAGGAAAGTCGCTCAATGAGTTTGCTTTTACAGACACGCAGTTAACCTACGTCACAAGCAAGATATCTCTACTTGCTGGCCACCTTTTAAAATCTCCAACAAGGATGGCTCTGCGCCGGTCAGTTGCTACTGATGAAAACGATTTGCTATTGATCGTTAATAGTACGGGCGGGACAATTGCTGCCTTTTCTTTATTGCGAGTGCAAAACATAATTGCCCCGTCTGAGTTTACAACGGATGGGGAATATCTTGATGTCGGTGTAGATCTCACCACAATTTATACGGTGGTAAAACGTACGATAAATAGTACGACCCAATACTTTGTTGAGGTCTTTGATGACAGCTTGCAGCT